CAGATTATGCTCGAGAAATGGACGGCTTACCTGCTGAAGTGACACCAGAAGAAGAGACACCAAAGCCGGTCGAGACTGACATAACTGATGACGATTGGAACAATCTCTTACCATCTGGCCCAAATCCACCATTGGGATTACCTGAGCCACAAAAGAGAATTGGTCAAGGCCAAGTAGCTTTGCCTTCGGGCCCATCTGCTCCGCTAGGTCTTCCGCCAGCAACTTCTGAATCAAGAGTGAACGAGGTTCTTTTTACTACAAAGTTGACTTCTGCTCAAATCAAGGCGATTAATGACAAGTATTTTAGCAACACCCACTATGAGGTAAGGTTCACAGTAGATCGAATGGTCCTACGTGAGGTCTCAACCAGTGGACTTGATACGGGTTCTCCCAATGTGACACTTAAACTTTCTACAGGTATGGTGGACACGCTTGACGGAAAAGCAATCAATAGCTGGGATGGATTTAAGGTAAAGGTATCGGGTAAAAACACTCTAATTAATAATGAGTCGCTGTTGATAGACAACACGACTGAACCCAAGATCTCAGAAATAATGGTATATGACCCTATTGAAAATGTGAATGAACTTATCTTTAGGACTATCCTACCTTCTTTAGTATTGGAATTTAAGGGAGACCGTGTACAAATAGATAACTATTCAAATCGCTCTTCACAAGTATCTATACGATCTAACATTGATTTTGAAAACTTATTTAATATTGAGGAGGCACCCGCCTCTGAGATAGTAGACACAGAAGAGGGAGAGGAACCTGAAGAGGAGAATACTGAAGAAACTCAGGAACCAACTACGCCCGAACAAAATATTGCTCCACAGCAAAATAAATAACTAAAATAATCGATACACAATGGCAGGTTTACCATATTGGACCAACTCAGTCGCAGCTCGAGAATACTACGAACCAATCTATAAGAATCAGTTTGAGGTGATCTTAAATCCACCAGCAGTAATCTCTGGTAGCAACGTAGCTCTTTTAGTGGAGCATGTGACCGAGATTTCAGGTCTGCCTGAAATCAATTCTAACGGGACTCTAGTTGAACAGTCTTATAAGTTTGCGAAGAGATCCTTTGCTGGAGGAATTCCAGACACAACAACGGCTGACTTAACTATTAAATTTACAGTCAACTTAAATGAAGAAAATGACGCATATGTCTATAATATCCTTAGAGCATGGAACGATATCGTTTACAATCCTCAAACGGGTAGTCAAGGACTAAAAAGAGACTATGTAGGTTCAATGTCAGTACACGTTGCAAACAAGACTGGTGAGATTTTTAGAGAATGGAACTTTCCAGTGATCATTCCAAATGATAAACTGAGTGAACTCTCTTTAAATTACACTGAAAATGGCATCTATGACGTATCGATGAAATATAGAGCAGACTACTGGGTTGAAACTAGAGTAGGTCAAATCAACGTATAAAAAATCGAGATAAAAATGGAAATGTTTAACACACATCGTCGAGATATCCTAAATTTCGATAACTATATGGATCTTAGGAAACCAGGATTTGGAGGACCCAAATCTGCAATCGAATTACGGGATGCTCGAGGTAATATGAATGATCGCGATCCTAAACTTAAAGAATTTAGACGAACTGTTGAGAGAGACCCTGCTTTTTCTCACCCTGTATACGATCCTACGTACAAGGCAATGACTGGCGATCTTGTTTATCGACAAGAAAAAAAGAAGCCATTTACTTATGATGATCGAATCACTGGAATTCCAGTTGTAGAGATCGAACCAGTAGAAGAGGGAAGAGCATATTCTTCATTTACCCGATTCATTAATGAAGAAGTAGAAGATGAGTTAGAAGACGAATTGGATGCTGAATTAGAAGATGAGTTAGAAGACAATCCATATGCTGAATTAGAAAATGATTATGAAGAGAGTGACTCAGATGATTGGAACGAAGATGAATATCGTCAGGAGGCAACTGCTTTCAATAATACTATGTCAGACCTACGTAGCATAGAGGCTATGCTTCGAGGATTTGAAAACGGAGAAAACTTTGATGATGAAGAGGAAGACTTTGGTACAAACCCATTAGAAGACGAGGAGAGTCCGTTTGGAGAGATACCCGACTGGGTAAAGGAGCTTCAAGCTCCAGAAGATTCTGAAGGATATTAATCGAAAACCTCATAGCAATATGAGGTTTTTTGTTTTATATAGTTATAGTTGAGACCAAATCAAGTGGTAATTCTAGTGGATCTGCATCATTTAAGGTGGATATTATTCCATAACTAAATTCAAACTCAGGATACTCATTAGTGATAAAGTCGATTGTGTTTAAAACTACTGATGCAGAAAGATTGGAGTTTAAGTATATTATCCTACTGTATTTTTCGTTCTTGACATTGATTGCCTTATCTAAAAGTTTCTTAATCTCATAATTTAATAAAAAAGACTGCACCTTATTTGGAACAATAAACTTTGTACTAAACTTGTCCTTAATCAGCTTACTCACGTTTAGGATGTAATCGCTACGATCCTTTCGATTAAATGTCAGGATAAAGCTCTTATAGTCTTTAACAAAAACAATTGATACTTTTCTCTTTTCCATTCTATATGTCTAGTTTTACAACGTCAATATTTGCAGCACGCAATATTGTGATTCCAGAAACATCTCGATATGTCTCACGATAAATTACAAGCTTGATTCCTGCCTGGATTATTAGTTTTGAGCACTCCTTACATGGAGAATAGGTCACATAGAGTGTAGCACCTTCTGTGCTTTGAGTGGATCGAGTCACCTTCATCATTGCATTGGCCTCAGCGTGTAATACATACCAATTAGTGTCTCCGTTTGCATCCTCACAATCGTTTGGAAAACCCTTAGGTGTGCCGTTAAATCCGTCTGAGATAATGGTACCGTCCTTAACGATTAGAGCACCGACTTTTTTACGTTTACAACAAGAAAGATTGGACCATTCTGTGGCCATCTTCAAGTAGGTAATATGATATTTAAGGTCTTTGTTTGTCATTCTCTTTTTTTGAATTAGTGATGCCATCTGGCATAAGAACATTTATAATCACCACTATTCCTACCCATTGAGGATATGATATTACTGGGCCAAATACTTTAGATAAATCGTTCCATTCATACACTAAGTAACAAATTAGTGAAAGTAATAATAGTTTTCCGGCTCCTATAATTAATGAGATAATTGATTTTTTCATAGGTTTACATGGTTAAGGATCCAATTATATAATGGATCTGTTAGTTGTGCCGACTCCTCTTGGCTTTCAAATAAGGATTTGAAATTAGCGGTTGGAGTACCGTCAATATTAATTAAGTTTAGGTCAACCTCTGGAATAGTAATAGGTTCGAATTTTCGAGTAATCATCTTTTTAGCGATCTCAAAATGTCTTTCGTAGATATGTGAAGAGTTAGCGATGTGAGTATAGGTTCCCATCTCCAATTCAGGATATCCTGCATGGTGTCGAAGATGGTTTAACATCTGTGACTGTAGTATTGAAAAGAATGCAATATCCGTAGGAAGACCTAGGATCACGTCATTGCTTCGCATGCTTACCGTAAAATTAAGCCGATTGTTTCTGATCTGGAATATTCCATACATCGTGCAAACAAAATCCTTGTTACCTGATCTCTGATGAATAGGCAGATTAAAGTGTAGGACAGCCTGTCGTGAATCTTTATCTTGAGCTAATGATTCTAATGCCCAGCGATATTGGGTTACCCCATGCTCATTCTTGTTATTAAAGAGAAGGTATCCATAGGATGAGTTTACAGTATCATCGTCATTTTTAATAGATTCCCAAAACTTTGCGTATTTTGCGATATATTCAACATCATTTCTACCCATAAAATACCATAGAAATTCTGCAGCAATATACTTGGATTGAGAAGACCTAAACTCGTTTCTATAGAGACACGAAAGAGGATCTTCAATCACCAATGCTACATCACACATTTCATTGATCTTCATGTCCCGAGGCTGAGTCACATATTCTGGACTAGTCATCAATTCATGTAAGAGTTCTTCGTATGCGGCAGCAAAGGAATTTGCTTGAATTATTACCATAACTTAGTTTTTATTTTTATACATGTTACTTTTAAAAAGTTTCGATTTTTAAATAAAACTTTGCTAGCATCATACAATGTATAACTAGTTTGACTAAATTTTAATTATTTCCATTTCTGAGAAATGATCCTTTTGATTTACTAATATTCGATGATCAAAAAGTTCTTCAGGTAGAGATTCATGAGAAACAACAAAGATTGTCATATTATATTTGGTTGAATACTCTTTAAGGATTGAGATTGCACGATAAACATTTGTCTTATCTAAAGAACTAAAGATTTCATCAAGAAACATTACGTTCATGGTGCTGTGCTTCATTTTAATTATTTCAATAAACGCAAGCAATACAATAAGGTTCATCTTTTTTCGCTGCCCACTGGATAAACTCTCAGGAGAGATTTGCATTCCTAAATAAGTAATATGTGGATCAAACTCATTATCGAATTCAAATGAAAACTTAAATTCTAATTTTTCAGAGATCTCAAGAATCCTAGCATTTAGGGTAGGAATAATTCGGTCAATCATATCACGTTTGATTCCATTTTCAGATAGAAGATCATCTAAACTTAGTGAAACTGATCTGGTAGAATTTAACTTATCGATTGCGTGTGAATCCTCGCCTATTTGATCCTCTAAGCTCTTAATTATCCCAGAGATAGAAGATATTTCTTCTGATCCATCATTCTCCTGAGCAGCCTCTAGTGAGGACTCTAAAGCTTGTAATTCAGCCTTCTTATTGAAATAATCAGAATCAATATCACCCCGATCTAATAATAATGAAGTTAAGCTCTCATTGATCTCATCAGCTAATTTTTTCTTATCAACTAGTGATTCCTTTAATTTAGTAATCTTCTCTTCAATCTTTTCTTTTATCTCAATTGAAGAGTCAGATTTTAAATCATTAAGACAGTGAGGACACCTGTTTTTAGCGTATATTGTGAGTCGGTTCGATAAGTCTCTAATCTCTGAATTTATTGTAATAACTTCATCTTGAGCGGCTTTATTTGTCTTGGTTTGAGAATCAATTTTATCTTTAAGTTCAGTCTTTAAGACTAGTGCTGCAGATACTTCTACCTTTTTATTGGCGATATCAAGGGTAAGCTTATCAGTAAGAGCCTCCTTCTTTTTGCTCAGTCTCTCTTTTAGTGCCTCAAGTTGAGCTTCATAAGTTTCTAAATTAGATTGACTGCTTTTTAGAGTAGCTAAGTGAATATCAAGATCAGATTTATTCTCCTTCAATTCCTCCTTTACTCTACTCCGCATATCGGAAAGAATATCAATTCCAAATATTCGATCAACAATTTTTCGTTTATCGTCTTTGCTTAGGTTTACAAATGATTTAAAATCATCAAATGAAAGACTAATAGTATTACAAAAAACTGAGAATGGAATACGTGAAAGTTCCTCTTCGATAAATTCATCGACTTTTCTCTTATCTGGTAGGTTAAATTGAGAGCCGTTTATTTTAATATCGCTAAAGTTAGGATCTATTCCTCGATCTAATTCAACAATCTCACCAGAATTAGTAACAAACTTTACGTTAGTATAGGCATTTCGATTTATCCAATTTGGGATATCTTTCATTTTACGAATAGCCGAACGTCCATATATTGAGACAGTCAGCGCTTCTTTAATTGAAGATTTACCTGCACCATTTTCTCCCTCAACTAGGATTAGTCCTGGTTTATCGTCAAACTTAAATGTTTGTAACATATTACCATAAGATAATATGTTTCTATATGAAAATTCTATTAGTCTCATTAATCGTATTGTTTGGTGTTTCTCAAAGAATCGTAGATTTCTTTAAAACGGTCTACTATTTTTTGAGACTGATGTGATGGAAGATTCATTATCTTTATTCTCTCATCAAGTAGAGTAAAGATATTATATTCATAATTTGAATCTATTTCAATATCGCTCTTTTCTCTTAATTGATCCTTTGAATAAGAGCCTAATTCAAGACGACGATGTCCATAATCTTTTACAAGTTCAGTAAATTGAGATATTGGAAACTTTTTTGAAAATTCAGATTCTATTAAAACATCAATAAAATTATTATTGAAGAGTTCACGAATATCTTCAGGAGTCTCATTTAATAGCTCAAAGATATCAAATTTTAGATGTTTTGGAGAAAAGTGATTTGGCACAAATTTTTCTTGTACTTCTTTTCTACTAACATCTAATACGTAGAAACCTTTAGTGTTTCCTCGATCTCCTCTATCCATTTCATATGGAGTTCCAACATAGAGAACATTTCCTTTTTCTTGGCGAATATGAATATGTCCAGAATAAATTCTAGAGAATGATTGGATATCTTCCAGTTCTAGACCATGCTCAAGCTTCTGAACTTTATTAAAGTTAAATCCTTTAAAATCAGTATGGCAAAATACGTATTTAGCTGAGATATTCTTTTGAATTTGAGCTTTAAGTTCAGGTAGATTCTCAATCCACGGTAACATTAGAAACTTATGAGAATTTATCGATAATATTTCCGGTTTTGAGTATACTTGGAAATTAGGATATATTTTATCAAATCCTTCTAGTGAATGAGTATCAGTTCGATCTTTATAGTATACGTCATGGTTACCAAGAATTACAAAGACTCCTCTTTTAAATTTTTTAGTAAGTACTTCAGCTATCTTTAGGGATAGTTTATAGATACGTACATTAGTAGATTCCCTAACGTGATTCCAATCACCAACTTGGACAAGTATATCTGTTTCTGGATTAAATCCTTCTTCATCAATCATTTTAATAAAATGATCAATTAGAT